ATCTGCCCCTGTCCGGTCGCACTGCTTACCGGGTAGAGCGCGAAGCCTAGCGGTTTAGTGAGTCCTCCGTTGGATGCTGGCATATCACACCACGTTTGGAGCGCAGGTTAATTGCGCAAAAGAACCACCCACTTGCGGTAGCGGCAAATCTCGCGGTTCCCAATTTTGATCTTCAAATGAGTATGTGTACTGGCGCACAAATGTCAGAAACGGAATCAATAGCACATAGGTCAAATACACGTAGCCGTCTTTAAGAACAGGAAGAATGTTTGCGAATGGTGTGCTAGTGGCGTTGGCGATGTCCGCGAAGATTGCGTCTCTAGCTTTACCGCCGATAGCCGATGCACTGGTGATGCTCAGCGAGTAGATATTATCCTGCGAGGCAAACGCCGCCGTAGGTCCGTACTGTGCGATAGACCACGGCAACACGTTGCCAATGCCATGCTCTGACGCCCACATGTGATCAAATTCCCACGGCGCGACCGCGCTTCCCGTGGGAGTCATCTGCGTTATCCCGTAGGTCCTGAAAATAAATCCGGCGATGCCGGAAGTGACGAGTCCGGTAATTTGATCGGCCACATCAAGGAACGGGTTAAAGCCTGCACTGGTATTTTGCGTCGGGTCCCACTGCTTCGGCAATCCATTGGCGCTCCACCAAATCATGTTTGGAAACGTGTAAATGGTTCCTGTGCCTTGATCTTTGATGGTGACATTGGCGAGCAGGAGAAAATTATTCAGTTCCGCGAGGTAGCCGCCGCCGATAGCGATTGGCCCAGTGATCGTGGGTCCACCCGGCAACCCCCCGCCGACTGTCGGTGAATCTGTGAGTGAAATACCCGCAACCGATTGCGAAGTTGATGCATCGCTGAATGTCTGCGTAAAAACTGGCGCAGCGGCGATGCCATCCCAATAACCTAAGAACGGCGTGATGACGGGTGGCTTGTTTGTGCCGTGCGGTCCAGCAATAAATCCAACGTCTGTGTACCAGATGATGTTCGCAAACGAACGGTAACTGACTGGGTTGGTTTGCATGTTGCCAGGACTGGCTTGCCCTACAAGAATCCACGCTGACCCGGTGTACTGGTAAAGAGATTGATTCTGCCAGTAAACCGTGTGATACGTTCCGTTCGCATCGAGAAAAGTAGAAACGCCGAGCGGCCACTGTCCGGCAAGAGGATTACCGGGGAATTGCGTGAACGCAGGCCACGAACGTATCTCTGCGTTGCGCAGCATGAAACCGTTTAATGCAGGGGAAGATTTGTCGGAAATTAAAGTAGCTGGATTTTCTACATCGAGGCCCGCGTAGGGGCCTTCGTATTCGATACTGAAAGTTCCATCGGCCTGTATCTTGATCGCCACATTTTTAAACCGAAATCTGCAAAATCCCAGAAGGAATCGTATTGATGACTAAGCCGAAAATCGGGAACGCCTTCATGTACGTTGCAGGTCCGCTCGCGCCAGCGGTGGGATTCCAGATAGTTCGCCCGGTCAGGTCGGTAATCAAAAGCGTTCCGGCAGTGGCATCCCACAACATCTGCGTGACTTCGATGAGTTGCGTGTACGCCACGCTCAACACGTTTCCGACCGCGCCGCCGTTCGCGAGTCCGCTTTTTGACGGATCAATGTTCGCCAAGATTGTAGTCGTTGAAGGCACAGCGATTGCTTCGTAAGCGCCGTTCCATCCAGGCACCGCCGTCTGACCCTGAATCGAGAAAATCTGATTCGCCACAATGTTGTGCGCCGCGCCAGTAGTGACGAGGATTGAGCCTTTGTTGTTCACGATGCTGGAAATTGCCGCAGTCGTCGCTTGATCGCCAGTGACAAAATTCCAGGGATTGCCGCCGAGATTCGCCATCAGCCATAACTCCCACTCGACGCAGGCAGAGTGTTAATCTGCGTGCGCGGGTCTACTGGGTGAATAATCTTTGGGTCGGGAGTCAGTTCTTGCCGGTCCTTCTGTGCTTCGACTGCCCAGTTGTATTCGAGTGAACCGTTGATGGCATGGTCCGCTTCGCAGTTCGCTACGAGCAGTCCGTTATCCCACGACATATCCTCAAGAGGCCACTTCCTGTTGCTTCTCATTGATGTGAAATAAACGTAGTCGCAGTACCCTCGCCAAATCATCAGTCACCCGCTTTCTTAGGCGGTGCGGGCACAGGGGCAGTGGCAGGCTTCGGCGCTGGAGCAGGGGCCGGAGTCGGAACCGGAGGTTTAGGAGGTGTCGGTGGAAACGGTGTCGGCAGTGGCGCAATCTTCTTCGGATCGTCCGGTTGCTTGGGAACGAACGGTACTTGGCGCTCTGCCGGTTTCACATCAGGCAATTTCTTGTCGTCAGCAAATGCGAAAGTGGAGTCGCCGGTCAGTCCCGCGAAGTGTCGTGTCTGCATCCACGAACGCGCTTCATCTTGCGTAAGGAATTCGCCGCCGACACCGCAAGAGCATTGCACGTTGTATGGCCTGTAAAAGTTTTCGCGTATTTTGAATTTCGCAAGGTGAAGCATGGACCCACCTTCTTTTAGAGTAGCGCTTGCAAATTAAACAGCAAAGTAATAACCACGGTGCCGTTGCCCAGCGTTAGCGTTGGAGTGGTTCCGCCCAACTTCACTTCCAACCCCAGGTTGGCGCAATTCGTTAGCGCGATAGGAGCGATATTTACGCTCGTAACTGACGCTACGGTATTCACCGTTTGATCTAGCAAGCCGGTTGGCGAGAGTGAAATCAGGTTTCCAGCTTTTCCAGTGTACTCAATCTGGATTACTGGAGACGTGCCGCCGATGGTGTAAGCAGTTCCACCGTAGACGTACTCAATCGAGAGTGTTGTAGGCACGTACAGGAATCCGCGAGGCGGAACGAGATAACCGGGAATCCCTGTTGTGACTGGTGGCGCTACCAACTGCACTGCGGTTGTGTTCAGCGCAAGCAACTGAGCACTGGTAAGCTGAAACACAACTGCTTGGTCTGACGCAACTCCCATCTGCAAAATGCCGTTAGGGAATCCCGCTGAGTAGTATTGCTGAAAATACTGGTTCAGCGTTTCGGGATTCACGCCCAGCGTTAAGTTCGTGTACGGTGCTGCTACTGGCATTAGCTCACCTCAACCCTGCCCCAGCGCTTGCCGGACCAAATCATTCCGACTTGCTGACGGCCAATACCAAAGTCATTTGCGACTTGTTGCTGAGTCATTCCCGTGTCGCGCAGCAACTTAATTTGCTTAACCTGTTCCTCAGTCAATTGCGCCGCGAAAGTGTTCCCTTTCATCTCCGGTCTGCGCGGGCCAGGTCCACCCGTAAAACGGCTACCTTTACCGCCTTCAATCATGCTGTCGATGGACGCCTGCTTACCAATTCCAACCATAGCATCGAGAAGCGAAGCTACAACCTGCCCTTTCGTCACGCCGCTACGATGCGGACAGGCTCCGTGATGGCCGTCAGCAAAGTTACAATTTATGCAGAGCAACTCCCATTTCGTTCGATCCCAACTATCGCGCTTCGCTTTTCTGATTTCTACGTAGGTAGAAGACTGAACCCGATGCGCTGGAGTCTTATCCTTACGTCCGTAGAAATGTCCTGTAGTTCCGCCGCCGATATGTTCGAGAGTAAGGAAATACGGATGCTCTATCCCACAGCAAGCACACTTCCACCCGAGAGCTTCGAACATTTCCAACTTAAGTCTCGCGCATTCGGCGCGACCACGGCACGTCATGCAAACATTGTTGGCGTACAATTGCCCGCGCCGTCCGCGCCTGGAGACGAATTTATTGACGGGCTTTTCTTGTCCACACTTTTTACAAACGCCCGTTTCCTGTTTTGCCATTTTAAAGTTAAGTCCTTTGTTTTAAGTCCCGTACGACCAAAAACAACCTCTCCAACTCGTGGCTCCAACACTGAATCTTTGGGTCGATTTGAAGAGGAGCACTTCCGTCTTGAAGTCATCATCGGTCGCCGCTTGAATCGGTTCCCTCTCGTAAAACTTAAGCATATGTCCAGAGGGTTCTGTGATTAAGCCCCAGCCGTTAGGCGTGGTCAGATAGTTCAATTCCACGCCCATGAGGTTTTCTGCTTGCAACCAGTTCAGTTCGTTGTTGCTCGATCCCGGTACGCCAGGGGAGCCGAGTAATTCGCGCACGTTGCGGCGCTGGAAAGGTGAGTGCATCAGGAACTTTGGCTTTACGTGCGTCGGGATTCCACGGTCGTCCGGCTGCAATGCGAAGATGGTAATCGCTTGCTGCAACGCTGTGTTCGTCAAGTCCGTGTCGGGAGTGGGCCGGTTTGGATACGTACCTGCCGAGTTGATGATCGTGGAAATGTTGGGAGCGAAGTTTGTCGCTGCGCTGCCACCCATCAAGGGTTGCGCAGTGTTGAACAGTGTGACGCCGTTGGTTGTGGTGATCGACGTTCCGCCAAGATTGAATAGTGAGCAGGCTACTGCTTCACGCGCATAGAGCGCGGAGCGTGCGTGAGACTTCGGCACGTTCTTAATGACGCCGTACTTGTCGTCAGCGATTAACTGTCGCGTCGCTTCCGACAGCAATCCGTATTGAATGTGAACGTACTTCTTGGTGCCGCCCTGAATGATGCCGTCCACCTGTGGCGCAGTACCTTCCTGCATCATCGGCATCGGCGCGGTGCCTGAGACTTCGTAGTCGATCTCGTAGGCATCCTCGGAATCCGCCAAGTTCAGATAGTGCGTGTACTGAGGAGCGTGTTCACGCAAGTCGCTGAATTGGAGAAAGATATGGCGTAAGCCAGGTGCAAGCAGTGGCGGGAATAAATTTCTCGACATCACGTTAAATGGCATGTTATGTATTTCTCCTATGCCCTACAAAGATAAGAAAACCCGCGCAATTGCCTACAGAAAAAACAGAGAACATATTCTCCAAAGACAGAATAAATGGAGAGCGAAAAACAAAGATAGGCGAAACGCGAAGACCCGCGAGTGGCGGAAGACTGTCAGCGAGGAACGGCGCGATTACTACAGAGAGTGGCACCGACAGTACAGACAGGCGCACCCTGAAATAATCAAAGCATGTAACGACAGGATGAAGAAAAAATACCCTGAGAAGATTAGGGCAAGAGCGATTCTTAAATATGCCGTAGATATTGGCGTTGTGATCAGACCAAACTATTGCTCGGAGTGCGGAGTAGAGTGTGCGCCACAAGGACATCACCCAGATTACTCCGCCCCTTTGGAAGTCATTTGGTTGTGCGACCCATGCCATAAAAAGGTTCATCGCTCCGAAAAATCTTACGAGAAAATCTGCGCTACTGCCGGAAGCACTGTGAAAAATACGTGCCCACCGACTGTGCCTACTGCTTCAAGCTGACTCAGGCCGACCACGCGCACTGCCGCGCTGCCGCCCGTCTTGTTCACGTCTACGTACCAGAAATTGTTTCCGGTGTCCTTGGTGAGTCCGTAGGCTACGCCGACTTGCTGGTTAGTAGTCGCTACTGGCGTAACGGATACGGACGTTCCGATCTTTGCGACGAAAATTGTCGTTGGCGCAGCGACCGCGAATCCGCTCAGACCGATTGACATCGGAACCATCGGCGGAGTGATAACGGCAAGCGATTGGTTCGCGTTTGCCGCGTAACTTCCGATATTCGATCCTGCACCAAGAATCGGCGTAAATGGTCCCGCTGCGCCCGCGCCCGTGGTTCCCAAATTCTGCGCGTTCTGGATTGCGAAGCCAGCGATTCCCGCTGTCAGCGTTGCGCCGTCCCAGAGCTGCACGCCACCGTCCGTGCCGTTCACCTGAACAGGCATACCGTACAGGAAGGTTTGGCCGGACTCTTCAGGGAGCCAGTTGATCGGGAAAGATATTGCGCCGCCAATGTCCAGCATTGCCTCGATAGCATCTGAAAAACTCGCCATTTAATCCTCCCCTAAAGTCCTGCTTCTTCCTGAATTTGTTTGTGCGTCTTTTGCTGCACGGAATTCGAAGAGTTAAACTTTCGCTGTGAATCGGCAATCTCTGCCTCATCCATCGTTTCAGTTTTGAAACCAGGGATGAGATTCTGTGCAGACATCGGCTTGCCGTCGCTGCCGAAAGGTTGCGGGTATGCCATCTGGTACGCTGCGAGATTCTGCGCCTTCTTGGTCTGCCGCCAAAGGTGCATGGGAATCTTCATCAAGCGGCGGTCGCCGGAGCGGATGTCGTCAGACCACCCCTTACCGTCTTTGCTCTTGCGGTCCTTGCTGCGGCCTTTCACGGCATCGTCGCTGCACATCTTCACGTCATCAGTCGTTGCGAATTCCCAACCGGCATACTTCAGGGATTCGGCGCGATCATGTTTCGGCGTTGCGCCGTCCACGAATTCAACCCAGTGGTAGTGGTAATCGGTGTTCAGGAAGGTATCGACTTTGCCGGAAATCGGAGGGGCAATGTTGCGTGCTTCAATCTTTGGGTTGATGAGGTCTTGCAGTTCGGAAGGCCACCGCGAAACATCTTTGCCGTGCTCCTCGTACAAATGCTTCATCAGATTCGGAGAGAGACCCATCACTGCACCTGCCCAGTCTTGACCATCTCATCGTAATCTTTTTGGTTGAGTCCGAGCTTGCGGAGTTGCGCGAGTCCGGTAAGAGTCTTCCCTGGATTGCGCGGGTCCTGCCAGTCGTACTCTCCGCCGATGAGTGCGTTGTCGCCGTCACCTTCGCCGCGTGTCGCGCCATCTTCGATGATGAACTTGGAATTGTTTTTGTCGTAGCGCAGACCTTGCTTCCGTGCTTCGCGGCCAACGAGCGCGTCGATGGCGTTCATGCACTGCGCTTCGTAGTTCGGTTGTGCTTTTGTTTCCCAGGGGGTGTTCGCGCACATCCTGCGGAATTCATCAACCAACTGCGGCCACTCACCCTTGATGGAGTCGATGCAATTTTGTTCGGTGATGCGAGCGTTGGTGAGAACGTTCTGCGCGAACAGTGCTTTGTTCTGACGATCACGCTTCTGTTCTTCGCTAACTTCGGTGCCGTCTGGATTTTTGTTGGGGTCAACTTCGGGAGGCTTTGTTGCTTCCGCTTTGATGGCTTCCCACTCGGTTTTGAGTCCGGTGAAACCCTCGCTGAGCGGCTTAATTTTCGCGTCAATTACCGCGCTGAATGCGTCGAGCAATTCATCTTTTTCAGATTTTGTTTGCTCGCCGTCTTTCTTTTCCGGTTCTTTGTTCTTGTTCCAGAGTGACATGCGTACTAGAACCTCTCTTGGTTTCTAATACTAGTACTCTAGATAGGTACCTTGTCAAGCGGAAACTTGGATAGGCGCGGCGATTGCGCCCTTGGCTTCTTTCTTCTGCTTCGCCAGCGACTTCTCGTAGCTCAGTAGAAACTTCTCCCACCAAGCGTAGGAAACGATTTCTAGTTCATCCGTACAGAGCCTCAACAAAACGGGCGGGTGTGATTTCATTTCTTTTCCCTCCACTCTTTCGATTCTTCCGCGAGTCCGATCAAATCTTCGTAAGCTGAAATTTTTCCACGCCAAAAATTGTCTGTCGCAATTTGCTCTGGCGTATACGGAATCTTGTGAATGATGTCATGCCCCAATTCCTCCACTCGGGATTTGAGGTCCGCCAGGAGCACCGCCCATTCCGGGTACGCCACCAGCAACTCCGCCTGCTCTGGCTCGCTGGATAATCTCGGCCACCTTTGGGAGAGAGGCTGATCCTGCTGGACCGCCTTGCGCGGGTTTGGCATTCTGAGGCTCCTCTGGAACGGGCGCTAGTTCGATGTCGGGGATAAATTCTGCGGGGTTGTCGGTTAACTGGAAATCTTTTACGACTTGCTGGAACATGCGAACGCGGCCAATGATGATTGCTCGCAACCATTTTTTGTATGTGGCATCGCCAGCGCTGGGATTCTGGTACGCCTGTATAAGTGAACTTACTTCTTTGATGAACGCGGCAACCGCTTGATTCAGAATAATTTCGTTCTGCTTCGTCACTTCTTTGTTCATGCTCGCGTCGGCAGCGCGAACGGGGATTTGCATCTTGCGTTCGAGATAATCTTTCAAAGCCTCTTTCACTAACGCGGTGTCGCCCAGTTCCATAAATCCGTAAAAGTCGGTGAGCATCGCGTACAAGCGAACGCTGGCATGGCGGAATCCCGATGTGCGGTGAGCACTGCGCGAGTTCGATGTTTGCAGCACGGCCATTGTGCCCATCGAACCGAATTGCTTATTCTTTCCCATGCTTCCTGCGCCTGCTCCTGATATTGGCGGGTCCACGCCTGCGCGAGACTTCGCTTGCATAATCATCGCTTGTTCGTTTTGCAGCGAAAGTCCAGCCATTGCGGAATCTGCCATGTTGTAATGCTGGAACGTATCTTTTTTCGCGGGAAGGAATACGCCGGGGTTGAGCGTGAAGTTGCGGTCCAAATCTTTGTTCTGCTTGTCGATGGTGTTTACGCCGAGCATCCCGTAGAGAATCGCGTCGTTGCGCTGATTCTTCGCGGTGCTCACTTCGTCTTGCGAATCCTTCAACATTTCCGCGAAACCCTTGCCGTCCACGGACAATCGCGCTTCGAGAATGGGCACTTGGTTTTCAGGAACGAAATTAAAAACGCAATTCAATTCTTTCTTCGTGCCCATGTGATACCACGAAATCAATCGGAACTTGCGCCCGTTGTGGAACCACGAAAAATAGCACTCGTAAATGTCCCACTCCGCCATCGTTGCATCTTCGGAGTCGGTGAGTTCCTTACTCTGATTCTCGGCCTTGCGCGTCTCATCGGGTCCGTAGCGGTCGGGATGCTGCAAAACTTCTTTCGCTATGTCTGACTTGAAGTGCCCTTTGAAAACACGCTCTCGAATCTTTCGAGCGTTGAGAACGCAGCGACGAACGATGGGATCGTTGTCGTAGAACACGTCCACGTCTGGATTGACAAGAATATCTTCGTATCGGCAGTTGATGAGCTTTGGTCCCTCATAGATGCTCGTGTTCTCGAATTCATGTTCGCCCTTGCCCTTGCTTCCGCCGTTTTCTTTGTAGCCGGTCCACACCGCTTCCAAGCGATTCTCAGGCGCGACGCACAGATAGCCCTTCCCGATTCCAGCCGCCTCCGTGAACCACTTGTTCTGGAACGGGTAGAGATTCAACTTGCGCGGGTCGCAGGCGTTGTTGTCGAAGAAAGTTTCCAGCGCTTTCTGTTTATCGGAATTCTTTACTGCTTGCTCCTCGTCTTTTTCTTTCGGGTAGCGGAAGTAGACAAGAGGTTGCGTAACCCAAATCAACTGCAATACCCACGCAACCAACTCATCTACAGACTCCCCGACCAGTTGCGCAACTAAATTACTACAATTTGGAAATGGAAACGATTTGTTTTTCTCACGCGGCTTGCCGTCAATGATGCGGCGATATTCTTTGATCGTGGAACTGTGCTGACGCTTGTAGCGTCGCAGCAAACTCTCGATATTCTTGTAGAGCCAATCGTTGATAGACTGCTTTACTTCTTTGGGGAAGGGGATTTCCCGAGGTTCGAAAGTCTTCGGTTCTCGCTCTTTAATCGTTGTCGGGGCGGGTGAAGATGCCATGCGGGAATCCTACCACAAACTCAGTATCCACCGTACCCACTGTTTCGAGAAGCGAAACGTTCATTCTGCTTCGCCAAGAATTCGTCGTCTTCTTTGCTGCTCGATACTTCTACGATGGTTGGGTAGAACCCGAGAACGTCCAGCGTGTCGAGCACACACGCCGGATAATTCTCTACTGCTTCCACGAATTCTTTCTGGCTAGGGTGGTGCCAGATTTGCCGGTTCTTGAACGTTGGTTCTAAACTTTCGATTCTATTCTTCATCGCGGCGAGCGAAGCGTCGTCTTCGAATTCGTTCACTTCCAAATGATTCTTCTCTCGCTTGTCGCGCTGCGCCAGATAAAACGAAAGTAGTTTGTGCGCGAGCGCTCCCATGTACACGGGCGGAGGTCCGCTTAGACTTCCTGTCCAGCGATGCCGCTCTCGGTACATCTCTTCGACTAGGACGGAATACGTGGACTCTTCGGCCCAGAGGTTGAGCAGATAGATTCGCGCTGATTCGGAATCGAATCCTATCGACCAAATTACGTGACGGCTGCGCTTTACTTTTTTTGCGTGGTTCGGGTCAACAAGAATTACGATGTCCAGTGCCCCAGGCTGGATGTCGTCTACCACCGTTCCTTCGTAGGTGGAGTGCTCGATGAGCAAAATATTCCGCAGGTCGCTCTCTGGCAATTCAGGGTTGGATTTCTTGTACTTGAATTTGCGGAGCCATGCCGCGTCGAATACCTGCTCCTCTGGGAGCGTAGCTTTATTGCGAAAGAAATGCGCGTAGTCGTAGGGGGTATTGTCAATTTGCTTCTGCGCCAGCACTGCCATTGAAAACTCTTCGGGGAAGATCGGCACGCCATGCTTTGGATGGAGGTTGCAGCATCCGCCTTCGGCGTCGTGACTTTCAAACGTGAACTGCGGTTGCTTCTTTCGGATGAATGAATTCAGATCGGCGTGACTCCAACGGTTGCCAATCACTAATTGCCGATACTTTCTGTGCTCCTCAACGGCGGTGTCCATTCGGTTTGTTAGTTGGCGGTGCCAGCGGATTGTGCTTTCTCCTACGCGGTTGTCGCTTTTAAGTAGCGAGTCTTGCGCTGCGCGACCGTAGCAGTCGTCTTCGATGGTATTGTCTGCGCGGACGCCTTGCAGCGCGTGACCTACTCCGCAATACGCATAGGTCGGATTCGTCGCGTCAGCGGGCAAGTCCCGGTCGCGCCTTTGATATTTCCTGTGATCGTTCCACTGACATTCTTTGTCGGGGAGAATTGTCGCAAACAACTGGCGGAATAAATCATTGTGGAAGTAAACATCGTCTACTTCTTTTCCCATGTCTACTGCGCGTCCGTCAATTTCGTGCGCGGTTAGCGTGCGCGTGTTGGGATTGTGAACTGCTCGCATGTAGCGCAGCCACGCTTTTTTGTAGCCTAACTTTTCAAACTCGCGTTCGTCTTCGATGGACATCGGCAACGCCCACCAAATCGACAGCGCAATGCCGAGCGTCGTCTTGAACATTCCCATTGGAACTTCGAGAACCAAATGAAAATCTTCTGCTTCGAGGGACCGGCAGAGCTGTTGATGGAATGTTGTAAGGCGATGCTTGCCGAGCGTGTACTTTGTGAAGTAGAAAAGTGAACCGAGAGAATTTAAACGATGCGCTCTAAAGTGCCCATCGTAGTCGTCACCGATATTGGGGACTGGGAGTTCTTTCCATTTCATAGTTTGAAGACCACGGGGTGGGATTCGAACCCACATTTGTCGGCCTTACTCTTTCGAGATATATGCCGACCGTGTTACCTGACCATTCACACTACCCGTTGTCACCGTCAATCCACTTTCACTTTGCACAACTTCAGGAAGTCGTAGTCGTATGCGTTTAGGGTGAGCGTGTTGATGTCGAATTCGGGATAGGTATCGTTGGTCTCTCCAGCGTTATACCGCACAAGGTATCGCTTCAAAAATTCGTCGTCGTAGTACGTACCCATCGCTAACCCCCTCATTGCGCCGTGTAAAGTGCCATCGCCTTTTTCACTTGCCGCAATTCCAAAATCCCGTACAGCTTCGTCAACACTTCATCGTCGCGCAGGATGCGCAAGTTGATTTCTTTTTCTTCGCCGGTCGCCAATTTTGCAGTAACGTCGTACTGCATTCCTGTGTAGGAACCAAACATTACGCGGTCTCCCAACTTCCGCTTTCCTGCTGGCACCAGCGGCCCAATGCTCACAATCTTACCAGTAGTCGGCGCTCCCTGACTTTGCTTTGGGATAGCAATCAATCCGCCTCGCCCACCGCACGCCGGACACTGCACGCTTCCAGAGCCATCGCACGCGGAACACTTTACTTCCATATCAGGATTTCCCGCCTTAGGTCTCTTCCCTTTTCCGCTGCACTCTTTGCAGGGAACGAACGATGCTGTACGGTTTGGTCCGACCATGCGGATGTCTTTCGCTAAGCAGGTACGGCATTCGTGACCGCTTCTAAATTCGTCAATCACAACTATCAACTTGTCGGCGTCGGCCTCGAATCCAGTTTCGCCAACCCAGATTACGTTCTCGGTTTCTTGGACTAACTCTTCTTTTTCTTCTACGGTCTCGTGTTCCACGACGTATTCTTTTGGGTCGCCGTTAACAGGGATGACTTCTCCGGGGATACGGTCTTTCACGATTTCTCCTCTTCCTGCTTCCGCTGAATCCATGCGTCTACGACTTCGCGGTACTCTTCGTTGCTGAGTTCTAAGCAGTCGCACAAATCTTCTGCGTGAATCTCTGGCGGATTCGTGGGCAGTGGAAGGATTTTGCGGCATAGCCAGCAGCGCTCAAGGTCAGCCATCGTGTCCCACCAACTTTACTCCCTTGGAAAGATAAAGCTGTACGCCGAATTTGAAATGAGCAGCGATTTCCGCGACGACCGAACCGGCCACGAGGAAGCAGAAATCTTCAAGGTCCGAACCACGAGTCGCGGCGTTTTCGTAAATCGGATCGAGAATGAATTCATGTACTCCCGCGTAGAGCAGAATCGATCCGAAAACAACCATCCAGCGGTGCTTGGACTGCATTTTGGTGAACAGCATAGCCGTCAGCGTCAGGGCATAGGTAGTAGAAAAATGGGCGCATTGCGCTACGAAGTTCCAGAAACCCGCGTCTATGCTCACAAGAGTTGCACTCATTTGTGCTCCAGATACTTCGCGTACTGCACGCCAAACAAAAACATCATCGCTCCGTAGCAGGTGAGCGCAGCAAGAATAATAAGCCACGCTTGCGCTAAGCGCCACTCACGACTGCCACTCACTGCTTCACCAATCCCGCTCGCCACTCTTTCGTTTTAGCTTCAGAAAAATCTGCTACCTCTCTCATGCACGCCGCGTCGAACAAAGTTCCGGCGTAGGGACTGAAAATATATTTTCGCCACGCCCCATAGAATTGCACACGTCCTAACACTTCGTCGCTCGCAGTAGCGGTCACTTCCCAAATTTTTGTTTTTCGGGCTGCGGCACCAGCGTGTAATTCGTTGAAGTACAAATAGACGCTCATCCCTCTTCACCCGGCTCTCGCATCAACCCCTTCTCCACTAAAATCTTCTTCTGCTCCTCGACGGTGGGAATTTTGAGAAA